TTATTGTGCCGAAACCGGCGCATCATGAGCATAGGCTAGATTCTGTTTGGCATCGCTATCCAAAGTCCACACCGAAGCACGGCTACCACCTTCCGCCACGGTTTTTTGCTGCTGTCCGGCACTGTTTTGGCTGGTCTCCTTATAGGGATTGAATGGCAACCCTTCCAATGCGTACTGTCTGCACAATGCTTCCGGCACTTCTCTAACTTTGGTCGCTTGGTCGGTATAGCATGCACAGCCGCTTTTGCCACCATCTATGCAGGCAGCCACCCGTTCGAACTGCCTAACCTGTCGCACGCCGTTATACAGCGGTTTGGATTCCGGTCTTTCGGCCAAGGTGGGCACAAACATTTCCGGGGTCAGGTTGGCATTTTCTCCTTGGCCGGGAGAAGTTGCCGCCTGTGTTGCCTGTGTAATGCCGGCTACGGGGTTAGTAAGGTTTGCTGGTTCGGATACCGTTTGTGCCTGCTGCTGACTAGCCTGGTCATCACCTTTGGATTTGAAGCCCTGATAGGTTTTCCAACCCATATAGCCGACAATCGACAACATAAACAACACTACAAACGGCCCGAATACCAAAATATACCACCAACGCGAACGAACTTTCTTATTATGGCTGTGGACTTCAGCGGATTTGTAGTAATCAAAAACTTCCTCATTGATTTTGTGCACGCTGGAAACGGCGCGCTTGGCTTCGCTGGTCGTATTCGTTACCGCCTCATTCCACTCCAGACGGGTCAAACCGCCCATTTGATTGGCCGTGATGTGGATATGCTTATTCACGACCTCTTTTAGGTTCAAATCGATGATTTTCGGGGATTGCGTGATAAAAATCATATCAATGCCATAATGGCCGTGTACGTTGAGAAAGGACACGTTGGGCGGCATTTTGCCGTTGCCGTAGCGTTTAGGGTATAAATCCTGCACTTCGTCAAAAACCACCAACGAGCCGATATTCTCCTCCCACTTAAGCCACTCATACATATCTTCCCAGCTATGCCCTTCCGGCGGCTGATGATGCGGCAGTTTCAGGCCATTGATGTTCGAGAACAGCTTGCGGTCTTTGTAGGCTTCATCGTGCATAATCATATCGACGACAAAGGCGGTTTTGCCGATGCGCGGTTTGCCTGTTACGAGAACGATTTGCGCCATACTTATTTCCTTCCGAGGCGGCTAGCCAGTTTAGTCATGGATTTAAACGTAACGATAAAGGTCAGCATACCGAACATGATATTCATCACGACCCCGCCACCAGAGATGTAAAACATCTGCAGCAGCCCGGCAGGTGCACCCGAACCGAGCAGCAGACCGGTTATTTCCTGCTTGAAGCGGCTGATGATTAAATCGAAACCGACATAAGTAATCGCGGTCAGACCCAGCGCGGTAAATATGCGTGCTACAACGTTAATCAACAAAGGCGCTAAGGCGGCCAGAAATTTCATTGTCTATCCTTTCTCTATGATCGCTACCTAGTCCCCCGTGCTTTCCAGCGTGACTTCTTCAAATTCCCACTGGAAACCACTAACATTTGTGGCAAGCATTGACTGGCAATCCCACCGCGATTTCTGTTGCGAATTCTGCGAATTCTCCGCAGAAACCGACTAAGTTTCAGGCAAGCATCTGTCGTTTTGCGGGGGACTAGTCCCCCTGCGCCCCCTAGTCTCACTTGCGACGCCGCGCGGGGAAGGTCGCCGCTTCGCTTTGACACTTCCCCTACGGCTGGAGTGTATTTAGGGTGGGAACGTCAAGCGCAAGGCCTGCGGCTCCGTACTCACCCGTTCAGACTGCGTAATCAGCGAGCTGATTACTTCGCTTAGCTGCGGCTTCCGTGCGGACACTTGACTGGTTCGGCTGTTGCCGGAGGCGGAGAGAAACTTCACTGGTCTTAGTGAGGATTGTGGGGATTCGGACGGCCAGGCGGAAACGTTGCTACACTTCCTGACGTACCACGCGGGCGACGAAGAAGGCGGCCACCAGCCAGGCACCGGCAATGATGAACGGCCTAATCTTGCGGGCGGCGGCACAGGCGGGTTCAAGGCTGATGCTGAAGCGGCCGCCGAAGGCTTCGAACTCTTCGCCCTTGGGACAGGCGGCATCAGTGCTGAAGACGTTTTCAGGCTTGAAGTCGAGATTGACGGTTTCTTTGGGTATGGTCAGGTCGGCACTTCCAGGTTCAGGCTGTTGGTCGCAAGCCATAATTTCGGGATGCTCGCGGCACAGGTCGAATGGTTTCTGCTGGTCGGGCTGGTCTTTATTGCCGTTGCCAGATTGGTTGCCACCCGGCGTGGCAGCGGGCGCTTCCGGGGAATTTGGTTTGAGGTCAGGACGGTCTTTTAAGGTCTCTTGCACACATGTTCCGGCAGCACAGTTATAAAACCGCCATTGGGCTTGCTTGGCTTTGCCGTCGCGCGAATCGGTGAATGGGTCGGAATTAACTATTGTGCCGTCCAAAACGGATACTTTCGGCTCACTCCACGCGCTATCCGGCAGTTCGGCAGCTTTAATAACCTCTTCTGGTTTTTCTTCAAAAATGGGTTCTGCTATTCGTGCCAAATCTTCTTCTGTCAATTCAACTTCGCTCAACGCAAGGGTACTAACCTGCATATATTGCTTGGATATCTGTCCCGGTCTTAAAAAACCGATTTGCTTTACCACTTCGAATTGTACGAGGAGTTGTTTAGACGCAGGTTGATAACCGCAACTTAATTTGACGCCGATAGCGGATTGGTCAGAGAAATTAAAATTCTCTTTCGTAACCTGTCTGCACAATTCGCGCTCAATGACATCATTACTTAGGTTTTCCACCGGCTTGCCGTAAACAGCAAACTTGTTATCGGGTATATATTGTTTAGTCTTGGTATCTATGCAGCCTCCGGCAGATGATGCACAGAAAAGACTTGGATTGCGCATCACCATGTTGTTTTTGTCGGCATCGTAGCTATAGCCTGCATCTAGAACTTTATCTAGGATAGCTTCGAACAACAAACCCGCCACAAGGCTTTGCGGGGTGAATTTGGCATAACGAAGCTTGGTTAGCAGCCCGCGGGCTACACGGGCGCGGGAAACGGTGCGTGTGATTGTAGCAGGAACGCGGGCAGTTTTACGTGCACCAGTCATAACGGAGCGAAGAGTTGATAAATCATGCGCTGCAGAATACTCATAATAAAAACTTCGAGTAGCTGTAGAATAAGCAGGTTTTAAACCATTTATATTAAAGCCACTCCTCACTCTAACTGGTAAACCCGTTTTACCATCAATAATAAACTCCGGCCCAGCAAAAGCACAAAGCGGCAATAATAAGCAACTAAATAATAGGCAGTTCCTTATAAAGTTCTTTATGCGGACAAATGACAAAACATTTAGCATTATCAAAACGTATCCTCAAATATGAATGATCAGGAAACATAACTTCCACCCGATAATCATCCGCCCATCGGTTAAAAAAATTATGAACCTGTTCCATACCAAAACCAGTATGAAAAACTTCCTTCCTAACTAACTCTTTATAAAAAATAAATGCCATCGGTAGACCGCGATATAAATAGCTAGACTTTTGAAGTCTGTACAAATCTTCTTCTGAAATAAACATCTTAGATTCCTTCCCTTACCCAAAAATGGAAAGGAATTTAACATGCTGCTCAATCTTTGAACAGGAACAAGACCAGAATCACGGCAGTAAAGCCGTACATAAACCAAAAATCAATCATCGCCGCCCCCGCCCTCTGCCGGATTAGTGGCCGAATAAACAAGCTTGTACACAATACGGAATCCCCAAACCATGAAGAACAGGAACAACAGCGGGAACGTGGTAAAAATGCCGAGCTTGATTTGTTCGGCTATATCGCATTGGGGAAAGTACAGGTTGACGGGCTGGCCTTCTACCTGCCATGTTTGGCCGACTTTGTAGGGTCGGATTACTTTGCCTTCGGCGGTAATGGTTGGAGGCTGCTGCGACATCAGCCAGTCCGCAGCGTCTTCTTGCGAAGCGAAACACTGATAACCGATTCTGTAGCCCACAACAGCCCCCTCACCTTAGCGACCAGACCTAATCATGCCGTAGGCAATCTTGAAGCCTTGGATCACGATCACCACGGACAGCAAGGCCATACCGATGGCGGACACCATAACGGCGAATTTGGCGATTTCGGTCGCCGCAGTCGTACCGATGCTGCTCAAATCCACACCTTCTGCATAGGCAGATCCGGTTGCTGCCAGTGCCGTACCGGCAGCGGTTGCTTTCAGGCCGAAGCCTCTGAACTTCTGAAGTAAACGCATGATTTATCCTTTCTAAATGCGTTGTTATTAGGAAATTGGCGGCTATGCAAAGGTATTTCCGGAGCGCCGCCCGACCCCGAAACCGGTTAACCGAACAAGTAATAGGTCGATACGGCCAAAATGCAGCCCAAAACAACGAATGCGCCTAGAGCAATCTTGAACGATAAGGGAATTTTCGATTTCATTCAGTCCTCCAAATAGCGCAGGAATTCAAAGATGGCGAAACCTGCGCCGATTTCTTCAATGCCTGCTTCCACAGCGTCTTCACGGGATTCATAACAGCCCGCCCGCGATAACACCGGAGTAAAGCCGACATCCCCCGAATCGTCGGAACAAAGAAAGTCGTAACTTTCCAAGCTCTGCACGATAAAGAAACGCTGTAGCCTCATGTGCCCCCCTTATTTGGCCGGTGCTGTCTTTTTCGGCCCTTCGGGAATTTCGCGGAAATCCACTAAATTAATGCGCTGGGTTTTGCCGTTGGAGGTCATGGATACGGATAGTTCGGCGAAAAATGGGAAAGTTTTGTCTTTGAACTTTTCAAAATTCAGGCTGGTGCCGTAACGATATTCGCTGGTTACCAAACCAAGGGCATTGCCTTGGCTTTCATCCAGCGGGGTAGCCACTAGAACTTTGGTCTGGTCAATTTCCGTGCCTTCGATGTTGCCTTTGAACTTTTTGACACCAAGCACGGAAGCCTGCATAACAAAATTAATTTGATTCATGATATTTACCTTTCTGTTAGAGTTAATTAATGGCGATTCAGGCAGCCATCCAAGCCTTTAAAATCATTTGAATATTTTCCACTCATCAGGAAACATTCTTTCTTGCCGGTCAAAATTCGGGTCTTCTTGCATACGGGTCAAATAATCAATTTCGACCATCCCGAATTCATCCGCCTTATGCCTTGGCATGGCATGCATATAACCGTCTGCCGCTACTTGGCAGTCATATTCTTCAGGCCGTAACCCTTTGGGGTATTTATCATGCTCCGGTTTCAACTGGTTCACGATATCTTCGGCGTCATAACCGAGATCGGATAAAAAATTGAGTAAGCGCCCCACCTGATTCCTGGCATGCCTGACCTTGTGCTCCAGCATCAGGTTAACGGTCTTTTTTACGGCTTCGATACGCTCCGATTTCTGCTTGAAGATGCTTTCGCATATCGGATATGCCCCCGACAAGTATTTGCCCGGCTTCAACAACACGTCGAGCGGAATCACAATATCTCGCGCCCTAAATTCGACTTCAAAGCGCACCCAAGGGCTTTCTTTGTCGCCAAGCTGTTTACCTTTCTCATACACGCGGGTCAGTTTGGAGCTTTCGCGCGAGCCGATGTAGAAGGTTCTGCCACTGCCGTCTTGCGAACGCCAATCCGAACCCCTGCATTCGCTTTTTGGGATGCGGTTTGTCCACGAGAAACCGCCGTTGTCCAAATCTACTAGGGCTTGTTCAGGTGTGTATTCGCCTTGAAAGAAATCGTGTGCTACGTCAACGCGGGTAATTTTTGGACGGACGGCATCGGCTAAAAAATCGTACAGACGTTTTTCCCAGCCTTCTTTTGCAGCTATGCAGCCTTGGGCATTCAGTTCCACCAATACCGTTTCACGCTGGCCGCCGTAATGCAGCTTGCCGTATTGCATATCTTCGGGCCCGAGTTGGTAGCATTCGTTATAGAAAAATTTACCGCGATAATCGAATTTCTTGGTAATGCCGAAACCGAAAATTTCCTGTAGTGTCCGGCTGTACTGAATCAGGTATTCTTCATCTGCCACCAAGGGATGACCGGCTATCAGGCACAGGGTGCTTTCGTGGATGGTAAAGGTCAGCTGGTCGATAAAGGCGGCATCGCTTTGGCCGCGACGAAGCGGGACTTCCAATAATTTGCCGTTGCTGGAAATGACGTGAGTAAAGGTTTTAAAGGTTTCCCAGTCGTCTGCCTCCGTACCTTGCGCTTCAGGGTTATTTTTTCGTTCCCCCCCCTATTAGCCGAGGGGGGGCGGCCTGAATCGGCATCGGCGTCAGCACCGGCACAGCCCGCTGCCGCCTCTGCCGTTTCAGGCCGCATGCTGGCTGCTGCAATAATGGCATCAATATCGGATGCTTCCGGTAGCTGATATTTTCGCTTGCTCATAGCACGCACTCCTCCGGTACGAGGCGCACAACTTCGGATTCGGTAATGCTACGGAAAAACGGAATGCCCAATTCGATAGCGTCGATTACGTACAATGAATAGCTGTCGAGCAATTCGGGTACGACGTCTTCTGATTCGAGTTCTACTATTTCTGAATAAAGAATGTGGCCGCGCTCCGGCGTGATGTGCAGAATCAGCGTGACTTCGTAAAACAGGCCTTCTTTCGATCTGTCAATCGTGGCCGTGATATTGGGGTAGGTGGGTAATTGAAGTTTCAT